CTGCTCCCTATACTAATCTCCCAGGTAAAATTATAACAAATGAAGATATCGTTTATGATACATTTGATGCTACACCATCAGTAATATATCATAGTGATACATTATTAGATTTAGAATGGTCAAACACAATAACATTTTCAAGTGACACAGGTCCAATATCTATAGAATCAGATGGTAATATATCATTTCCAGAAAACATGGAGATAAGCGAAGTATCCAAAAAGGTATGGCAGGGTATAGAGAAATATATCCTTGGTCGTAAAGATGCTCGTAGGATAAAACTAGAAAAGATTAGGATACTGATAGTTGAACTCCAGAAATTGGATGAATAATAATGGATAATAAGGTGAAGTACAATGGCAAAAAGTGTTATATCCATCATAATTATTTTAAAAAGTTTTCAAATTCATTTAAAATCGAAACAATAAGATCAGGATTATCAAGAAATGATGGTAAATATTATTTTAAAAGAAAACCAATAGCTGGATATTACGCTTATAGGACATTGAAAAATGGATAGAGAAATATTAAAACTAATTGTAACATTCAGAGGGTTCGTGGAAAATGTTATAGATATAGAACCAACAATACAACAATGGGATTTTATAGATGAAATAGATGAGTTGATAAGATGTAAGATTAAAAAGAATGTATTAATGAAAGAACTCACTGAATCTGAAGCTGTATATTGTTCTAAATTGGGTATAACTGTTATGGCATCGAGGGGAGTTGGTAAGGACAGTGCACTATCATTATTCATATTATGGTACTTATTAGTATATCCAAGTAAGATACCATGCACAGCTCCAACTGGGACACAATTATCAAGTATATTATGGTCAGAGATAATAAAGATGCATAGTTTAATTAAATATGGTTGCATCAAAGCATTATATATTATAACCAATGATAAGGTTAGATGTTCAGGATCTGGATTTGAATCATTTGCAATTGGTAGAGCATCAGGAAATACCAATGGTAAAGGTCAAAAGTTATCAGGATACCATTCTACTAACATGGCGATATGCATTGATGAAGCATCTGGAGTTGAAGGTGTATATGAAGAATTGGAATTAACACTTACATCAGAAGTAAACTTTATGATATTAATATGGAACCCAACTAAATTAGATGGATATGCATATGATAGTTATTATCATCCAACATTATCATCACAGTGGATAAAATTACATTGGGATTCTTATGGTTCTAATATAGTTTCAGATGAAAGTATTGAAAGAGCCAAAGAAAGATATGGTGAAAACTCAAATTATTTCAGAGTATCAGTATTAGGGTTACCACCAAAGGAGAGCACTGATAGCTTAATACCAGTACATTTAGCAAGATGGTGTATGAATAGACAATATAATGAAGATACAATGTTTAAACCATTGAAAGAAATTCCATTATTAATAGGAATAGACCCATCAAGATCTGCAGCCAATGGATGTGATACGATATGTACGGTTCGACAGGGATCATATATTCACGAATGGTATAAACCTAAAGAACAATCTGATTCAGTTGTAATGTGTGATGAAATTATAGATAAGTTATTTTCAAGGTATCCAAACTTTTCATATTGTTTCGTGGAGACTAATGGATTGGGTGGTCCAATTTTTGATATACTAAAGAGATATGATGTTGATAGAATTATTGGTGTTGATGTTTCAAATAAGGAGGTTGATGAAGAATTTCTAAATATGCGTGCCCAACTGTGGTTTAGATTACGTAAACATATAATAGAAAAACGTCTTGGTATAAATACTAATATTGAAAGGAATGACGTTGAAACGTTTATAAGTCAAATTACAGATATTAAGCAGGATAATGTTAGCATACAGAACAGTGGTAAATTCAAAGTAAAGATAGAATCCAAGAAAGACATGGCATCAAGAGGCGTATCATCTCCAGATTACGGTGATGCTACAATCTTATCATATTACTACACGGAGGAACAATTGGCCCAAAGGTTAAGTATAGGTAAGTATAAGGTTGAAAGAGATGCGTATACTGAAGATGATGATGTTGATAATTGGATGTCATAGTCGGGATACTGAGTTTAGAACACTTGGTATAAAAACTAAGGAGTAGTTATGTTATATTTTAAAACAGATGATAACAGGAATCATGTACATGTGGTACTTGTCAATGAGGAAAATGGTAAGGTATATTTTAGCGAGGAGGATGAACACAAACATAATCCAGAACTAACACCACAATCAGAAGAAATGGAACTTGATCAGGATTCTATGGTTCTAATAAAAGGTTCAATGTATAATATGGCATTTGATCCGGATACTGAACCACATTCACATAGTCTGGAACCATTAAAACCAAGTAAAATGAAATGGACACTTGGTGATGATGAAGAATGGACACAGCAATATGAAAAATATCAAGATGCTGATGAACTAGAAAAGGATTCCATAGAGTCTGGTGTTGAATCAGAAGGATTTGTCATCGGTGGTAATATGCAATGGGATCAAAAGGTTATAGAGAAACGTGTTACTATGGGCAAACCCGTATTATCAATGAACGTAACACAACCTATGATAGATACACTAATGGGAATGTTCCTACAATCTGAAACTGATTTTAAAGCTTATCCATCTGAAGAGGGTGATGAACTTATAGCTTCAGTAATTACAAGGTTATTAAAACATATTACTAACACTACCAATTTACAGTACCAAAGCATGAAAGTATTTAAAGATGGCATTATTGCTGGTAGAGGATGCTTCATGCCATATATAGATTACAGTGAAAACATTAAGGGTGACATCAAGGTTCAATGGGTTGACTGGAAAACATTTAGGTTTGGTCCACATAAAGAAGAAGACCTTAGTGATTGTCCATATATATTTATACAGAAATGGATTACGGAACAAGAGGCTAAAGATTATTTTGATTTATCTGATGACGAGTTATCAATATCAACATCAATATTAGATTCTAATACAAATCATGTATTCCAGGATGGTGGTTCATTGGATCCAAATTCAGAGATATCAATAGGAACTAATAATTCTGGCGAGCCCGGCTTAAACATATCATTAAAAGATGGTAATAAATACTTGGTTCTTGAAAGACGTGACCGTGTTATGAAATCTATTCCAGTTGCATTATTAGGTGATGAGATTTTAGAACTTGGTAATTATAAAAAATATTTAAAACAGATTAGAACCATAGAGGGAATTAAGGTAGTTAATAAACGTATCGAACGTATAAAGATAATTGTATCTGTTGGTTCAAAAATAGTATCTAAGGAATTGTTATCTGAACAGTTTAGTGATATGTTTGTATCTCCATATTATGTCCATAAGTTCGTTAGAGAGAACAAAAACATATTTTATGGTAAGGTTGAACAGTCTAAACTACCACAACAAGAGATCAATCTAAGACATTGCCAATTATCCCAGAACGTTGCTGGATCTAGTAGTAATAAATATTTCTATGATACCAAGACATTCGTAAATGATAATGATAGACAGAGATTCATACGTAATGCACATAGACCAAATGGCGTGTATAGAGTAAGTGATGTTAATAATAGACCATTACTTGATACTGGCGCCCCTGCTCCCATTGGTGCATCACAAATGTTAGAGACCGATATACGTTTATTCAGACAGATTACTAACGTGAATCCAGAGATGCTTGGTACTGGTGGTAGTGATAGTGCACAATCTGGTGTGGCCATCATGCAAAAGAAACAATCTGCAATGATTGGTAATGAAATAATATTCAGTAATTTCAATATGTGTAAGAAGAAGCTTGGTAATCAAATTATTAAACTAATGCAGGAAGTATATGCTGATGATCCTGAAAGAATTATGAGAATCCTGGAAAACACATATGCAAAAAGTAAGTTTAAGATGCCTGTGAATGGCCAAGAACAAGATTTCAAAAATATTCCAGTAGAATATATAATGGAACAGCTAAAGGATGTTGATCTACTTAAGTATGACATAGCAATAGATCTATCACAGAGTTCACAGTCAGCAATGATGCAGAACTATCTATTACTATCTGAATTAGCTGGCAAAGGATTACCAATCCCAGTAGAATTATTAATAAAGAACTTACCTATCCCAGAGAAAGATGAAATATTAATGGGTATAGAAGCAGAGAAACAGGCACAAGCACAACAGTTACAAATGGCTGAACAGGCTAAAGCTAAACCGGGGCAAGGTCCACAAGGTGGTAAGACACCAACAACAAAGAATCAGAAGCCTAAGCAAGTGATGCATGGCAATCCAAGTACCAATATGTCAACAAGATAACGTATTAAATAACTTGGAACATAAATCGTCATATGGAAAAATATGACAGACCTAAGATATTATGATATAATTAAATTGAAATATAATCAAAACCCAATTATTCGGAAGGATTAAAAAATGGAAAACATAGAAGAAACTAATGTAGATGATTTAATGAATGAACTTGGTATAGAGAATACTGATGATAAATCAGTTGATGATCTAATGGATGAAATAGAAGCTGCTAACAACAAAGAGGAATCGATAGACGACATTGTAAAACCAGAAGATAAAAATGAACCTATTGATGATGGAAAGACCGTTAGTAACAAACAAGGTAGTAAAAAAGATTATGATAATTATACCAAAGAAGAATTGATTGAACATTTACAAAAGAAAGATAAACGTATTGCTGATAAAGACACATTTATTGGTAAAAGAAGTAGTGAAATAGGTGACTTGAGGAAACAATTGGCTAGTTTAGAGAAATCTAAGAATGAAATAGTGGACCCATCTGATGATGATGCTATGGAAAAACCAGTTGAATCCATGAAAAAGATACAAGAAAATGTTATCAAACGTCAACAGTTGGAAAGTAAAATAAACAGCCTGAAATTTCAAGATGTTACAAGTGGAAACTTAAAGATCATTGAAAATTCTCTTGGTGCTGATTTTGATTACGATACAAACCTTACTGCTGCCGTTGAAATACTTAAACGGGACAATGCTCCAGCTGATTTTATTAAACAGTTTACAAATAATCCAGGTAAGTTTGATACAGCGGTTACATTCAATATTATGAAGAGAGCAGAGGCAACACTTAAAATAGCCGCACTCGAAAAACATATTGAAGACCTAACAAAATCAAAGAAATCCATAACGGATAATTTCAATAAGGCTGGTAAGAAATCCATATCAGAGATCCCTGCAACAACTGGCAAGGATTATTCAAATATAGATGTTAGTAAGCTTAGTCCAAAACAAATTGACGCATTATTAGAAAAACTAAACTAACTTATATATATATAATCCAATAGGAGGATTTTAAAATGGCTATAACAAATATTTCTACATCTAATGACCTTAGAAAAGAACTTTGGGAAAAGAAACTTTATGATAAAATAATGATAGATTCATTTTTCAATAGATTCACATCCACATCAATGAATTCAATCGTTTGGCAGAAATCTGATCTTGAAAAAGCCCAGGGTGATAAAATTACATTCGGTCTTACAGTAACAGATCCAGAAGATGAAGAGGGTGTAGTTGGTACATCCACAATGGAAGGTAATGAAGTAGCACTTGAAACTGGTAATTTTAATGTTGAACTTGAAGTCTATAGACAGGCTATTCGTGATAACATAATTTCAAAGAAACGTGCATGTTTCGATCTTAATGCTGAAGAGGAAGAATGGTTACGTAGATGGGGTGTTGCTAAACTTGATAGACTCCATTTTAGTGCTGCTTATGCTGCTGCAACTAATGTAGCATATATGTCTACTACTACATTCACAATGGGAACTAGTGCAGCTACTGCATTGGCAGCTGTTGATGCAACTAATGGTAAACTTACACCTTCACTTATTTCAAAAACTAAGGTCATAGCAAAAACTGGTAATGGTGGAGCAGCTTATAGAATCGCCCCAATCATGGTTGATGGTATTGAACTTTATATTCTTGTTGTTCCAGAAGATGTAATGTATGATCTTAGAATGAACTCTGTTATGACACAGGCAAATAGAGATGCAATGGAACGTGGTAAGAAGAATCCTATATTCCGTGGTGGTGATTTGCTTTATGATGGCGTACTTATTACATCTAGTGAAAGATGTAGTTCCGGTCTTGGTGGATCAGGTGGTATTGTTCCTGTAGCAGAATGTCTCTTCATGGGTCAATCCGCACTTTGCAGAGCTGATGGAAAGAAATTTAATCTTATTACCAAAACATTTGACTATGATTTCCAGAAAGGTATGTCCGCATGTCTTTATACTGGTATTGAAAAAGCCAAGTTTAACTCCAAAGATTATGGATTAATAGATCTAGTTGTTGCTAGAACAGATATCTCTGGTAGCTAAAATACAAACATTATCTTGGGTGGTTGAAATATACCACCCATTCATTTAATATTCATATAATCCAATAGGAGGATTTTAAAATGGCTATAGTAAATATTAGTAACGATATAGCAAGAGTTGGTCTTGCTGGCGAACTTGTATCCGTAAACGCACAATTTTCAGCAGTAGCTAATCCAATGGCAACAGCTGATACACAGAATCTTATTAAACTTCCACCTTATGCAATCATACATGCTATCCAGTGTGTTATTGATACTGGTGAAGGCGCAACCGCAACTGGTGATATAGGTATTAGTGGTGATGATATTACTGATGATCCTAATGGTCTTGACGATGCTGTTAATTTTGAAACAGCTGCAGCTTATACCTTTGGTGTAGCTGGAACTGATGCTGGAATCGGTGTTAATCTTGGTGCATCCGGTGGATTCATAACACTCGCTGTTGATAATGCACTTGACGCTGCTATCTTTACACTTAATGTAATATATTCAGTATCTGAAAACGTATAACCAACAAATAACTAAGAGGACGGATCCATTAACTTGGGTCCGTCCTTTTTTACAAATGGAGTGAAATATGTATAAAAAAATCTTAGTATTCATGTTATTGCTTACGTTATCACTTCCAGTATACGCTGGGATAGATGGTGAAGCTCTAGCATTTGATGCAACAAATAATATATGGCGTGTTATTAATATGACCACAGAAGGTCTAATTGTAGCATCTTCAAGTTTATCAGTTGCAGCAGCACCACCATTTCTAAACTTGGCCGCTCCATCTGGTGCAATAGCTGGTTATGTAGCATCTACTAATACATTTGTACCATTCATGTGTGATGTGAATGGTAATTTAATGTTGTCAACGGATGCAGGTGTTACAACTTTCCTTGGTCTATCAGATACACCTATTACATATACTGGTGAAGAAGGTAAATATGCAGTAGTTAATGCGGCTGGTGATGGGTTAGAGTTTGCAGCTGCAGTAGGTGGTGTAACATCCGTAAATACAGCAACAGGTGAAGTAACATTAACCACAGGAGACTTAACAGAAGATACAGACAAAAACTATGTTACGGATGCTCAATTAACAGTAATCAACAACACTTCCAATATCAATACTGGTGATGAAACAGAAACATCTATAAAAACAACTTTAGGTGCTGCTTCAACCTCTCATGATGGTTATCTTACCCAAACTAACTGGGATACATTTAACGATAAGGCAGACAATCCTATGACAACACAAGGTGATATCATTTATGGTGGTATTTCAGGTGTTGCAAATAGATTACCAATAGGTTCTGATGGTCAAATAATGACATCAAACGGTACTACAATGGAATGGTCTGATACAGCATCACATACTAATATAATTGGTGTTAACTTATTAGAAACATTCGAGATAACTCCAGGTGGTTTTGATATTCCAGATACTGCTACATATAACTTGGCACCATTGGACTTTGATCAAGGTACTAATAAACGTATATATTTCCATGCATTTGATGACACAACATCAGAATATGTACAAACACAGTTCACAATCAAACAAGGTTACGAATCAGGTAGTGATTTCAATTATGAATTTGATGGATATTCCGGCACTGCAACTGGTGGAGTAGCATTCGATGTTAGAATAGGACACTTCTCACCTACAGTAGGTTGGGATGGCACATGGGCATCTCCAATATCAATAACTGATACATCGTTGGTCAC